ACTCTGCTAAGATACGCAAAGCAACGTGATTATATAACTAAACTTCCGCACTTTTCGCGCAAACGACCTGCACCTCACCGTGTACGTTGGCTGTCACCTGATGAAGAGGTGAAAGTTTTTGCGGCTATAGATGATGCTAAATATCTTATAGCAAGGAAACATAAGGAAGAAATGAAAGCACTAACTAAGATACTTATCGACACTGGTATGCGTCGTGGTGAAGTGCTTGGTCTGACTAAAGATAATATTGATGGTCAGTGGGTAAGACTATGGAAAACAAAAACTGGCAGGGCTAGATCAGTGCCTTTAACACCAGAAGCAAAAGAGCTACTGGAAAAACACGTACCTTTTGAAATCAAAGAACACCAGGTTCACAGGTTTTGGGCTAAAGTGCGTGAGGACATTGGTTTAGAAAAAGACGAACAGTTTGTGCTGCACACACTGCGACACACAACTGCTACCAGAATGCTAAAGAAAACAAAGAATATAGCTATGGTGCAGAAAATGCTTGGTCATACGAACATATCCACAACACTACGATATGCTCATATTGATGATCAAGACCTGCTAGAAGCTGTCAATTCCTAATAACAAATGTTTTGTCGTCAGGGAGACCGAATGAACATTTTCTATCTCGATGAAGACTATAAGGTGGCTGCTGCTTATCACTGCGATAAACATGTCGTAGGCATGATTAAGGAGACCGCTCAGATGCTATGTACAGCACACCGTGTGCTAGACGGCAATGAGTATGCAGACACCCATCTTATGTGCGCAGAGGCACACGTAAATCACCCATCAACTCAATGGGTACGTGCATCTGCACCACAATACAAATGGGCTTACAATTTATTCTGTGAGCTAATTAGAGAGCAAAAGCGTAGATTTGGCACTCTTCATTCATACGCAAGGCTAATGAAGCCACTGATGAAGAAGCCGACAAACATCAGCGATGATGGCTTTACTCAACCACCACAGTGCATGCCTGACAGTATAAGTGTGAAGACGCAGTCGAAGCATACAGGCAGTTTTACATCAAAGACAAAGCAAGATTTGCACGGTGGGACAAACTAGACAACGAGCCAATGTGGTTTACAATTTTACTCAACTCTTGACAATAGCTGCAAGGCATCGCCCTATATCAGGATTTCAAGATGCCGCACTAAAGCAGATTTGTACCAACAGACACGTAGTAAGGGGGAGTCATGGATTCACTCAATGATACCTCTATGCTTGAAGAGGGCATAGATAGGTTTCTTGAACAAGAACAAAAACTATCTCAAACTGGAATACTTGGTACTGTAGATACTAAGTTAGTTAAAGGTGCTCTTCCTCTTGTATCTAAAGCGATACTAGATGAACTTGAAGAGTGCAAAAAGACACCAAGCAGACCATTTTGGTTTCATGCGTTAGATAACCTTGAAAGTGACAAAATTGCTTACATAGGTTTGAATTATGCATTTATTGGTGTCGGTCAATGTACTGATGTCACGAACATTTGCACAAACATCGGTAAACAAGTTTGCATAGAGTTATGGGCTAAAAAGTTTAATGACTCTGATCCAAAATTGTTCAAGCGCTTATTCGATATGGCTAAGCGTAATCACAATTCCCCAAAACACAGGTTGAAAGCTATGTCTGCAGTAGCAGGCAGAGAAGGCCATCCTGTCGAACGCTGGACTAGTGAACAACTAGTTAATGTCGGTCAAGCAGTGCTGAACTGCACAATGGTCGGTTCTCAGCTGTTTGAAGTATATGACAGACCGCGGAAGCGGTTCTTTGTCAAAAACCTTGGCTTGTCAGAAGTTGGCAGGAAATTGGTTGATGACTTGACCGGTTCAATTAAGTGGATGTCACCTATCTTCAAACCAATGCTAACTGAGCCTAAACCATGGACCAGTTTTGATAGCGGATGCTATCACGATGAAAAACTAGCTTCACTCGTACCAATGGTACGTCGTGTCAGCACAAAGCAGAAGGAGTTGATTGTATCAGCATTTAAGTCCGAGTCTATGATGAGGATTACGAGAGCACTAAATGCCATACAGTCAACTCCCTTCAAAATAAATACTGTCGTGCTTAACGAGGTTCGCAATGCATGGGAACGTGGTGACATAATCAGCAAGTTTCCTCGCAAAGCAAAGCTACGAGTACCTGGTAAAACCAAAAACTGGGATGAACTAGATGCGAAGCAACGCAAGCACGTTAAGAAGACAAAAGAAAAAATCATATTACGGAACAGAGCATTTGACGCTGATCTTGTGAATATGACTACAGATCTCAATTTAGCAGAGGAGCTGTCGAACCATGAAAAATTCTACCTCCCTCATAATCTTGATTTCCGTGGGCGCGTTTACCCTATACCAACTTTTAACCATCAACGCAGCGATCATATAAGGGCGTTATTCTTGTTTGCCAGAGGCAAGCGATTAGGTCCTGACGGTGCGTATTGGCTTTGTGTTCACATAGCTAATACGGGCGACTTTGACAAAATAAGCAAGAAGTCGTTCAACGATAGAATTAAGTGGGTAAACGACAATCAAAGAATACTTTACGCAATAGGTAAGAAGCCAGGGCTTACACGTAAGTTTTGGCAAGCAGCTGATAAGCCGTTTTCATTTCTTGCTGCCTGCGTAGAGTTTGCAGGCTATGTCGAACAAGGTGAAGATTATATCAGTTACTTACCACCAGCTATGGATGGGGCAAACTCAGGTGTTCAACACTACAGTGCCGCACTAAGAGATGAAGTAGGTGGACAAACTGTAAATCTTGTACCAGGTGAAAAGCCTGCAGATGTCTATCAGATTGTAGCTGACAGAGTTAATGAAGAACTAAACCACGACACAGACGATATAGCTGAGACGTGGAAAAAGTTTGGAGTCAGCCGCAAAATTGTCAAAAGAAACGTTATGACTTTTGCTTATTCAAGTGAAAAGTTTGGTTTTAAACAGCAGCAAATAGAAGATTTAATGAAGCCACTAGAGGACGAAGTTCTTGAAGGTATTCGTGAAAATCATCCGTTTGGTGAAGACAATGGTAGACAAGCCGCAAGCTATATGGCGAGCAAAGTATGGGACGCAGTAAATGCTACTGTTACCAAAGCTGCCGAAGGTATGCGGTTTATTCAAAAGTGTGCGCAACTATGTGCCCATGAAGCAAAGCCTTTGATATGGACTTCGCCAATTGGTTTACCTGTTGTTCATGCGTACGAAGACTGGAACGTCAACAGAGTCCGCATATTCTTGTACGACAAGTCTATACAACCTGCTGACGCTTCCAAAAACTCAAAGATAAACGCAAATGGTGATGTCTATAATTGCATCATGCTGAATTTGCGTACAACACCAAAGGGTAGTTTGGATAAGATGAAGCAGCGCAATGCTGCAGCACCAAATTTTATCCACTCGCTTGACGCCAGTCACCTCATGTTTAGTGTGCTGGCAGGATTGGATGAAGGCATTGAAGACTTCATGCTTATACATGATAGCTTCGGCACTCACGCAGCTGACACCGGAAGGTTTGGCTACTTAATTCGTGAGCAGTTTGTAGCAATGTATGAGCACTTTGATGTCATGCAACGACTATACAACACCACATATTCACAGCTGTCCGATACATCACGTATGGCAGATTTAACAATTCCAGAAAGTGGTAATTTGGATCTTCGTTGTGTCCTCACAAGTGACTACGCCTTCGCTTAACAGGAGGCTTTATGACCTATGAAGACGATAGACGCGAGGAGCTGATCTCAGACGCGGTCAGCATGATCCTCGATGATATGCCAATACCTGTCTTCCTACTATCAGAGCTAGACAACTATGGCGTCAACATCAACTGGCTGTTTACAGAAGCAGCATCCATCATGTCAGATGGAGATGATTATTTAACTATGGGAGCGCTTAAATGAGCAAACTTAAATTTACTACTCCAAGCGGAACTGCTCAGTGGCCGTGGTTCACTGTGCCAGATACACAGTTTGATCCAGATGGTAAATATAAAACTGATTTGCTGATGAAAGAAGCGGAAGCAAAACCGCTTATGAGTCAATGCAAAGATATTTTTATTGAAGAATTTGGCGAAAAAGCCTTAAACGCCGCAAAGTGGCCTTTCAAGGTTGACAAGGAAAATGGCACAGTCACTTTCCGCATTAAATCAACTAATAAGCCAATCATGCACGACGGCAATGGCGACAGAATTAACGATGCTATTAACGTAGGCACTGGTTCAATTATTAAAGTGGCTGGTACTGCTGCTACATATAACGCAGGAGGAAGTACGGGTGTTACTATGTACCTCGATGCCGTCCAGATCATTAAACTTGAAGAATATACTGGCGGCGCCAAGTTTGAAAAAGAAGAAGGCGCTTATGTCCACACCGCTGCACCAGCAGCAGAAGCGGAGCAGAGCGTTGGCCACTTCGACTTTTAGACATATTAAGTTTGCTAATGGTTTCCGCAGCGGTCTTGAAGCTGCGGTTGCCGAGCAACTTAATGATTTAGGTGTCGAGTATGAATATGAGAAACTAAAAATTCCATATCAAATCGACGCAAAATATATTCCTGATTTTGTCCTACCTAACGGCATCATTGTAGAATGCAAAGGGCGGTTCACAAGTGAAGACCGTCGAAAAATGCGACTAGTTAAGGAACAAAATCCTGAATTAGACATCCGCTTTGTCTTTACCAGATCAACCTCAAAAATAAATAAAGGTAGCAAAACAAGCTACGGTGACTGGTGCGACAAATACGGATTTGATTACTCAGATAAACTCATACCAGGAGAGTGGTTATATGACCAAAGAGCAACTGTTAATTGATCACCTGAGACGCGGCAAAAAAGTTACTCGCATTGTAGCAATGCATGAGTTTGACTTGCAGAACTTAACTGCTGCTATCAGCAAGCTAATTCAAAAGGGCATGAACATTAAGAAGCGCCAAAAGACTGATGCGCGTGGAACTTCATACACCGAATACTATTTGGGCCGGCCGCACACACGTGCTGCGTAGTTGTTGGGGCATTTGGTGCAAAACTATAGGAAGTAAGATAACTGATGATACTCGTGAAAACGACATTGCAGCCATCATACGTACTATATGGGTTGTCACTCACATGCTCGCTTGCTTTTTTATTATCGCTCATAACGGCATAAAAATTGGCTGGTTTTAATAGAAACAAAGGGGGCGTCGTTTGGCGCCCCTTAATCTATGGAGGTATAATGGATAACCCAAACTCAGTTTGGTTAAACGCCATTGAACATGTTAGCTTTAGCCCTGACAATGTTACTTCGCCAAGAGGCATGGAAGTTAAAGAATGCATTGGCTATAGCTATGCTACAGATTTAGACTGGCCTGTAATCACACACAAGGCCAGAAAACTTAATTACAAATTCATGTTTGCAGAAGCAGCGTGGATACTACAGGGTCGTAATGATCTTGCTTACATTAAAGAGCGTAATAGCAACTATGCATCATTTAGTGATGATGGCGTTACACTCAACGGCGCTTACGGTCCTAAAGTTATGGACCAAATTAGCTGGGCAGCCAGTGAAATAGCTAACGATATAGAAACGCGCAGAGCCTATATCAATATATGGCGAGAGCGTCCAGGTCCATCAAAAGACCTGCCATGCACAACGGGTTTACAATTTATCGTAAGAAACAATGTGCTTAACTTAATAGCGTA